AGGTATCGGTCCACCTCATCCACATCGGCGAGCACTTCGGGTGTTAGGTAGTCTTCTCTTCTGGCCATGTTATGTTGTTATTTATGTTTTGTTTTAATTAATATGATAATATCGGGTTTAAAGGTATCGGGATCGCGGACGATCAGGACGGATTTTTCCTCATCCATCTGATCGGCAAAGTGGCAGGCATCCTTTACGGGAACGCCTAGATTAATAAATCGTCGTGCGATCATTTTTTTGAGGAAGAACTTGTGGATCATTTCAGACCCCACACATCCCTTCGCACTCTGCCATAAAGTCCCATGTCTCTTGCCCTTTATCTTCATCATTATCAAAATCTATTTCACCAAGCGGTTTACATGATCGATGAAGATAAGCTTCCATCTTCATACCTTGGTCTTGCTTTGATAGTTCTCTTACCTGGGAATCAAACTCTATTGCCTTTTGAAAAAACTCAGGCTCATCATTCCGCAATCTCCGCCACTCTTCATCACTATGAAAAGGGCAGTAATAACAAGCTGACCGAGGAGGCTCGGGATAACCATTCTTCTTCATCCATTGCTTGCAATGATACCTATGCATTTTTAAATCGACCAATGGATACCTCAATTGAGTCCAAGGTTTTCTAGCCTCCTTCATTCTTTGCAACTCATCATAAGATATGCCTATCCATTGAATTACCTTTACCTCTTTCTCGCCTCGTTTAATTCCTGCCAACTCAAGTATCTTTTTTTCTATTGGTCTTATCTTATAGTCTGCTGTGCAATTCCTTCCTAGTGCGGCTACCACTTCGCCATCGGGCATTTTACCAAAGACAGGGATAATACGCTTCATGTATTTCTCGCCTTTCTTTCCCCACTTTCCATCCTTAGAACGCTCAACTAACTGCAAAGATTTATCGGTAAGACTACCCTTGGTTACTCGATAAACAGGAAATGGAAGTTCTTTCTCAAGCCAATCTAACCACTCATAAACAGAATCAGGTTCTGCTTGTGTATCTGCAAAGATCGCACAATCAGGCATCGGTGTAATCTCACCCTTTGCCGCCATTAACGCCATTGTGGATGACTGCACACCCGCTCCTAAATTAATTACATTAATCATAAATTCAATCCTTCCAGTAGATGATCGGCTGGGCGGCTGGCAGGCTACCCTCTTTACGGCGGGTTCCCCAGGGTAGCCGGCAAAGTTGGTTCATAAGTTTGAATCGTGGATCTCCACCGAGTTTTTGGGATAACTCGAGGAATGCCTTCTTATTGCCGGGAGTCCATTTGAACCAGGCATGGAGGGATTTACCTCCTGAGTTTACGATCATCTGAAGCTCGGCCTCATTCTCAAGTCGCTTGATTAAGCCAAGCTGTTGCTCGAATGACAGGGATGGATCATCTGTTTCGTGCAGAAGATATTTCCGTCCAAGCACCTGGGATTCTGATCGGTTGGTCGCATCGGCGGGGAAAGTGTTATAGGTGATAAACTGGTATTGGGAAAGATCGGGCTGAGCGATCCAATCGGATGCGGGTAGGAGCCTGCCCTTCTCAGCCACCTGTCTCTGTATAAATATATACTCGGATGGATCGAAGAGTTTGCTGACCGCCTCACCGGCATTCATCGGAATGGGGTCTGATTTTATTGTGTATTTCTCGAATAGACCAGGTTCGCCTAGATTCTGTTCCTTGAGGGATGGATCGGGCTGAGTGACCTTGATCGGGTTGGAGGCTATGTGAGGATTCTGATGTCGGTCGTAGGCTCCCTTAACAGCGTTCCTGACCTCGGAAGGTTGGTTGGGTCGATGGGATACATTTCGGAGGATATGCTCGACAGCCCGTTCCGCCTCACTCGCATCATCGATATGCCTGGTCACCACGAGGGCGAGTCGCAGGATGATATCATGGTGAGACAGTGTACCTGCTGGCAGATTCTCGAGGCATCTGCGGAGATCTCCTTTAAGAGTGGCCATTAGTCGGATAGGTATTTGGCGATCTGCTCAGTGATTTTCATCATCGCCCCTCGTTCAATCTTGGAGATGGTTTCACGGGCAACGCCTGCTTTTCGTGCGATTTCATCCTGAGTAAATCCGGCATGATCGGATGGGACCGAGCGAAGCATTTGTTTGAGCCTCGCATCGGTCGCCATCTTACGAACGGAGTTATTCTGTCGCCTCTCCTTCTTCATCCACAGTCACCCATTTATCGATGAAATACTTAGGCAGTCCCGCCTCGGACACATGGAGATCATTCTCGTCCGGCTCATGTCCCTTCCTTGAAATATGAACGATCTGTGTTAGGATTTCATGCCTGTGGCCTAGTCGCTTGATCGCCCACGCCTCGTTGGGAAATCGAATGTCATCAAATATGATCAGTCGCCTGCCCAGGTGATCCTCGGCCTGTCGCATGGCGGCATCCACCCATATGTTCGGATAGATCGACTCCCTACCCCATTCGGTTCCGAGTGACTGGAGCATCCGCCTGACAGTTATTCCATCGGGAAAGCCTGGTATCGGTTCCTCCTTTTTCTCGAGCCAGGCGGGATGCGGTAGGATTACCTTGAGCATCTCCTTGATCGGAGTGGCGAATGACAGGATGGCGGCTCCCTCGAATGACTTGGCGTAGGTGCTTTTACCCACACCCTTGGAGCCACAAAGGCCGATTATTTTAGGTGCTGGGTAGGTCATAGAATCGCCAGTGCAAAGGATAGGATGGTGTAGGCGAAGGCGATGATCGCCAGCCCGAATAGGATGTAATGTATTGGGTGTAATTTCATATGTGTTCTCTTTTGTGGCAGTCTCGACAGACGGATATAAGTTCCCATCCTTTTTCGCTACCAGGTTGCTGTTCGTAAGATTGGTAAGATAAATGATGAACCTCAGTTGCTGGCTCAGTTAAGCATGATTGGCAGGTATAGTTATCCCTTTTTAAAATAAGCTCTCGTTTAGCCTTCCAAATATCAGTCTGTAAATACCTGTGATATTCTTCTTTGTATTGTAATCTCTGTTGTTCTTTTAATTCTGACTCCTCACGCATTCGCCTGATTCGTTCATTCTGAATATATAATTTTTGATCCTCTTCATATGCTTGAGATTCTTGTTCATTTATCACTTCAGAACCTTTGGCAGGCTCTTTCTTCTCCATCACCCCACACGCCCCACAATACTTGCATTGCTTCTTGTATGATACGCCATAGCCATTAGCTAATGCATATGGGTGATTAGTAATCCTTACCCAATGATAAGGCTCATCACATCGCTTAAACGATCCTGCTCCTTTTTGACATCCCATATCAGTAGTGGGTTTTGATCTCTCCTTCTGCCGCCAAGGGGAGTCCCTGGTAGTTCGGAGATTCTTGGGTTAGTAGTTGTAAAAGTAAGTCCAGTGCCGCCTGTCCCTCGTCCTCGCCTACCTCGAGGCAGATTGAATCGTGGACATGGAGACAGATGGGCAAGCCGGCGGCCTCGATTCGGATGAGGGCATCGGCGAATATGGATCGGGCGGTTGCCTGCACAAGGTTCTGAAAGAGTCTAGCTCCGTAGAGTTTGACCGGCTCATATCCACGGGTAGTCGAGGCATAGAGATCCCCGTCCTTTTCATGGGCATTGAAGTAGCGGACGGGTACACCGCATCGTGTTTCAAATGTGATACACTCGGGTGTCTCCTTCATCCATTCTCGGAATTGGTCCTCCATTTTGGACCAAGCGAGCATGACATCAGGATTCTGTGCTCGGTATAAAAGCACCTGTTCTTTCGCCTGTGATTCGGTCATGTTCACCCCGTAGCTTTTTGCTACCTCGACAAACTTTGCCGGTCCGCATCCATAGCCCAATCCCAGCAGTCTAGCCTTGCACAGCTTCCTCATCTCAGGGGCAAGCTCGGCCATCGGTTCATCCTCCTTATAGAGTTTGGATGCCCGACCATGTGCCTCGTAAATGTCGATTCCTCCACGGACTAGTCCGAGGAAATCGGCATCGCCTACCAGGTACGCAATTACGCGCGGTTCGATCTGAGATAAGTCGGCTGATACTAAGACCCGACCGGCGGGAGCCTTGAGGCATTGTCTTGCGGAGATGTCACCGATTCCATCATTAGGGATCGCCTGAAAGTTAATGACACCTCCACCACTCCATCGTTTCGTATGAGGAGCACCGCAGTATTTCAAACGGGTAGGAACCCGCCGGTCGGATCGTTGACCCATCAGTAGTTTTTCGAATGTTTGGTTGGCTAAGTTAGCCTGTCTCCATTCAGTTGTTTGTTTCGGAGTTTCCTCTAAAATTTTATCTGTCTTATCGATGAACTGCTGACAAAGCGGACCATCAATCGCCAATCCTCTTGAAGCGATCCTTCGGGTCAGGGATGACAGCAATCTCTCTTTCTCGGGAAATCCGACATCCAGTTCCTGATATACACGCAAACAGGCTCGGCTGTCCTCTAAAGCATAGTTTACAAAACTAGAATTGGATTGAATTTCTGTAACCGATAACCCTGCCATCTGTTCACGGGCATCTTTGGAAAGTTCCTCATTGAATAGTTCCTTGACTGCACCGGCAAGGGATCGGGGTAGCTGGTGATACGATGCCATGTCGGCGGTACATATCCAATCAGCAGGCATAAACTCGGGCATCTGTCCTTTGTAGATGGCCGCCCTTGCACAGACCGAATCAAACTCAGCATTATGGGAGATAAGGGTATGTCCATTCAATCGCTCGACCGGCAACTTCTGTGGCTCCCCTACCCATTCAAATCCATCCTCTGCTACGATGGAAACGAGGGTGACTCGGAAGTCAGGATGCTTCACATATCGGTCGAGTCCGATCTTGGCGACTGAGTATCGCTTGGTCCAATAGGTTTCTAGATCGAAAGCGACAATCATGTAACCTCCCTTAGAAGTGTCTGTGCGGACAGGATTGCATTCTCGAGGTGAGGATAAGTAGTCTCGGGGAGATCCCTGTCGATCTTCACCCGCCAGGCATACTCCTCATGGTCTAGCCATATGTCCGCCTGCCTCGCTCCCATCTTAATTATTATTTTCTCCCCTCGGGGAAGCCCCAGTCCCATTTTAATTTCCATTTCGTTCATAGTGTTAAAAAGAATAGAGCAACCCTAGCCCACCGAGTGTCGTGGAGGTATCCCTCGTTTTCCTATCGCCTTGCGGCCCAAAACTAGGATTGCTCTGAAAGTTTTTCCCATAAAGTTTTCCACGCTATTTCTGCGGTTTGGGGGACAACGCCGTTTCCGAGGAGGCGGAGTCGGTCCACTCGGTTGGCAGTTGCGTCCACCCCACAGGCAGACCCATCAACTGCTCCACCCAATTCGGATTGAGCTTCGGTGACCCGTGGTTCTTCCCACTCGTACTGCTCTTCTCC